CCCAACATCAAGGTGACTATCATTGGCATATAAAAGCCCATCATGGGTCTATGGTCTATAAAACTAATCTTGCCAAAGATTTGGGAGGGTATACAAAATATAATGACTCTCATCAAACCCTAGAAGATTTAAGTTTATGGTCTAGATTTATGAGAGCAGGAGCCAAAGTAGCATATATAGATGAGCCGTTCCTTTATTATCGGCATCACCGACAAAACTTTAACACTTATTAATAGGATAGTACCATGCTGCCACCAATGAGAATTTATACAACTCGCCAAGATGTAAAGTATCTTCTAGTTGAACACGAGGAAGTTATTTCCGATTGCATTCGTAGAGATGGAGTTTGGGGTGCCGATTATCTCCAACTTGCGGCACAAATTCTCCGAAACTCTCCAGCAGGTCGCGTTATCGATATTGGTGCTGGATTCGGAACATGGACCGTCCCTCTTGCAATCATGCATGAAAATAAGCATTGCTTCGAAGCAATCGAACCGCTACCAAAGGTTCACATGCAACTTTGCGCAAACGTTCTTCTCAATAACCTAGACAATGTTAACGTCCACAGAAATGGTATTTCTGATGTGAGAGATCTTGTTGAAGCACCAGCATTAGACTTTGCTCTATCTGCAAATCACGGCGCGTATTCTTTCAATAAGGCATTTGACAATCAACGTGGTATTCAGACCACAGATGGTCGCACTGATCTTTACGACTTCCGTCGTCTAGACGATTTCCGTTTCGGTAATGTTCGTTTGATTAAGGTGACTACACCAGCCATGGAGCATAAGGTATTCATGGGAATGTATGAAACTCTTGAACTCAGCAATTGGCCACCTGTTCTATTTGAATCATGGTCGATTGATTGGTATTCTACAGAGCGCGCAAAGGCAATGGACTTCTTTGCTGCTCGTGGATATGAGCACTATCATCAGGTTGACAATGATCACGTGATTGCGTTTAAGACCAAGTCACAGGCTGATCAACTTCTTGACAACAATGCTCCTGTAGTTAACAGCAACAATCCATCCGCAAGTGGATTTAAGATTGCTGAGTACCAGCACGAGACAACAAGTGTTCTACAGAATCAAGTTGGCGCAAAGTCATTATAATTTGTGAAAGTCTCTATAATAACGCCGACAACTGGCAACTCATATCTCGCTGAGTGTATTGAGTCTGTGCGCGCACAGACTTACGAGAACATTGAACACATTATTGTTGTTGATGGTAAAGAGCGTTGGGAAAAGGCAGATGAGATTTTAAAAGCATCTAAATATCCTCGACAATCTAAAGAGTATCTCTGTGTCCTTCCATATGCAACTGGGACTAATCGCTACAACGGTCATCGCGTATACGGTGCTGCAACTTATTTCGCAGATGGCGATTTTCATCTTTGGTTAGATGATGACAATATGCTCTCACCAAATCACGTTGAGAGTTTAGTTAAACTGGTAAAAGAAAAGAATCTCGACTGGGCATATTCTTTCCGCAAGATTATTGATAAAGACAGTAGGATTCTTTGCCAAGATGATTGTGAAAGTCTTGGGATGTGGGCAAGTATTCTGCATCCACAAGACTTCTTTGTTGATGTAAACTGTTACTTCGTCAAGAAAGAGGTAGCAGTGCAAATGTCACCTGTTTGGTATCGCAAATTCCGCGAGCCTGGTCAGATGGAAATTGACCGTGCAATTGCTGCAGTCTTGATGCATCCAAATAATAAATTAAAGTTTGACTGCACACGCGACTATACGGTAAAATATAGAGTCGGGAATACGCAACTTTCTGTGCAAGCAGACTTCTTTATTCAAGGAAACAAGAAGATGCTTGAACGTCATAATGGTAAACTTCCATGGAAAAACTCGTAAAGAAATATATCGATAGAGTTGAAAATGCGATTGATTATGGTCTAGATCAACTTCGATTCAATCAAACAGGTAAACCACCCAGAAGTAAACTTAGTTTACAGGTTATCAATCTTGAGGGTTGGTCGACACCTGAACTCAAGTTCTTCTTAAATGAACTGGTCAAGCCAGATACTCGTTATCTGGAGATTGGTGTTCATCGCGGTTCAACATTTATTTCTGCAATGTATCAGAATAAATTTGATTTTGCTTGCGCGATCGATCAGTTCGACCCACCATATCATAACGATGATATCATCAAAGACTTTTTGACCAAGTGTCGAACTCATAAGGTTGGAAACTTCCTTCTCATTCGAAATGATTCGTTCAATCTCAAAGACGAACAAAGAAAAATGATTGAGAAGGTCAACACCTATTTCTATGATGGTGGTCATACAAAGGACGATCACGAAAAGGCATTAACATACTATATTGATAACTTGGCTGACACTTTTATCTTTATTGTTGATGATTGGGCTCACGATGAGGCAAGAGAAGGCACAATGAGTGCAATCAAGAAACTAAATCTAACTGTCCATAAAGAATGGGATTTGGGTCATCAGCAATTTGAAAATAAACCAAATGAGTTGTCATGGCATAATCGTCTTTACATCGGAGTGATGAGCAAATGAGAGAGTTTAGAAGTAGGATTTTTGGTGAGCATGATCCATATAAAGATCTTAATCCGATGCCTGCGGATTTTCAGGGTTGGGCGAGCGATCGACCAGTCTTTAGAGAAGTCTTAACTGAACTCAAGCCAAAGTTTATTGTAGAGGTTGGAACATGGAAGGGATCATCTGCATTTCATATGGCAGATATTCTTCTTGAAATAGGTCATCGCGATTTCGAAATTGTTTGTGTCGACACCTGGCTCGGCTCCGTTGAGCACTGGACTCAGTTATATGGTCCAATTCATCCTATTTTAAAGAATGGTCGACCGCAATTGTACGAGCAATTTTTATCAAATGTAATGCATAAAGGGTATCAAGATTGGATTACACCATTCCCAATCGACTCTCATAATGCTGCATACACAATGTTACAGATGAACTTTCATCCAGACGTAATCTATGTTGATGCTGGTCATGAATACTATTCAGTGAAACATGATTTATTTCTTTATGGTGAAGTTCTTCGTCAAGGCGGTCGTTTGATTGGTGATGATTTCTTCCACATGCCAGTTAAGCAAGCAGCATTTGATACATTCGGTATTGAGCGTGTTATTCCTTACGGTGAGGATAAATTTGTATGGATCAAGTAAGAAACCCCTGCATCGCTTCTATCTTTATGAACAATGTTCAGCCAAAAATGGTTGAACTCCAGAAGCAAGTTGTCGCAAAATTTAATAAATCTAACATTCCTCACTATCAAGTTTTAACTGAAGTGAATCCTGGATTTACCATGGATAAACTTGTTGATATGCTTGAGAAGCGTGGGCATGATGCAATCATGTTCTTGGATATTGATGCATTGCCTCTAACTAACAATGCGTTAGATTATTTCTTCGAGCAAGTCTATGCAGGTAAGGTTATTGGTTCTGCACAACGCAGCAATCATATTCAAAACAATCAGCATGTATTTGCGGCACCACACAATGTGACATTTACAGTTGAACTTTACCGTAAACTTGGCAATCCTTCGTTCTCACCAAATTATCGTGGTGACGTTGCAGAAGAATTGACTTTTAAGGCAGAAGAGAGTAATATTCCTGTAGAGATTCTAATGCCATTACGTTATGATGCCCCACCAATTCGTATGGATTGGGAACCAAAAGATGCACCACCGTATTGGGATCTTGCTGACGGCATGCCGAAGTATGGTATTGGTACGACATTTGGTACAGAAGGAAATGAAATGTTCTGGCATATGTATCAAAGTTTTCATCCAGGACAAAGTGAACGTTTTATCAAGAAATGTGAGGAATTGTTAAATGGCTAATCGTAGTGACTTTTTTAACGCTAAACTTCCACGACAATACAAGAGACTTCTTGCAATGTCTGAAGCATATGGTTGGATTAACGATTCACATGAGCGTGGTGATTTTAAACGATCGATGATTGCTGCTCATGCAAACCATGTGGCTTCGAAGATCAAGCGTCAGTCTATGGATAATGCTAACAGCAGTGAAGAATAATGCATTCTTTATCAGAACTTCGTGACTTGCTAGTATCTAAACAGATACAGATACTAGATTATAATGGTTGGCAACTTAGAGTCGGTGATGACACGTGGGTTATGATACACGATGTTCTTTATTTAAATGGTGAAAAACAAAATCATAAGCAAAAAGGTTTATTTGACAAATACAAGAAGGTGAACACAAATGACAATCAAAGCACTCAAACTCGTAAGTGGCGAGGAATTAGTAGTCGAAATTACAGATGAAAATGATTCTTCTGTAACATTCAAGAATCCAGTTGCTTCAGTACTACAGCGTTCACAGAATACTGGTGGCGCAGCACTTGGCTTCATGCCTTGGATGCATGCAGCAGATGGTCCGTTCACTGTTGACAGAAACAAGATCATTTGTATTGCAAATGTTGCCGATGAAGTGAAAAACGGGTATAATCAGATCTTCGGGGCAGGAATTGTGGTGCCTCCAAAGCAATTGATTACGGGGTAACATGTCCGATTTTTACACGAACGTCGCAGTCTCTGGAAAGTTCATCCTACTGCGAGGTGTCGAGAATGGAAAGAGGGTCAGGCGAAAAGTTGAGTATCGCCCGACCTTTTTTCTTTTGTCACAAGAACAATCTGAATTCACCACACTGGCAGGTGAATGCGTAAAACCTATCCAGCCAGGAACAATTTCTGAGTGTCGCGAATTTCTTGAGAGGTATAAAGGTGTCGACAATTTTCCTGTTTTTGGCAATAATCGGTATGAGTACGCTTATATTGCTGATGAGTATCCTGACGATATTCTTTGGGATGCTAGTAAAATTCTTACTGCCTATCTTGATATTGAAGTTGGATCCGAAAATGGATTTCCAGAACCAAGAGATGCTGCAGAACAAATCACCGCTATCACACTCAAGATCAAAGGTAATTATTTTGTGTTTGGTGTCGGCGATTATAGCAAGCATCGTGACGATGTTCATTACGCTAAATGCCGTGACGAGTTCGACCTCATCAAGCGATTCATGGACCTCTGGACAAGATTCTACCCCGATGTTATTTCAGGATGGAACATCAAGTTCTTCGATATACCTTATCTCGTAAATCGTATCACCAAACTGTTTGGCGAGGATGAGGCAAAGAAACTCTCGCCATGGAATCGTTTGTCCGAGCGCGAGGCATTTGTAATGAACCGCGAACATCAAGTGTTTGATCTTGATGGTATTGCTACACTTGATTATATTGAACTCTATCGCAAGTTTACTTACTCGCAGCAAGAGTCTTATCGCCTTGATCATATTGCTCACGTTGAGTTGGGTGAAAAGAAATTAGATTACTCTGAGTTCGAAACTCTGCATCAACTCTACAAATACGACTACCAAAAGTTCATTGAGTATAACATCAAGGACGTAGAACTTGTTGAAAAACTCGAAGATAAGATGAAGTTGATTGAGTTGGCTTTGACTCTTGCTTACGACAACAAAGTAAACTATGACGATGTGTTCACTCAGGTGCGCATGTGGGACTCGATTGTATACAATCACTTGATGAAGAAAAAGATTGTAATCCCACAGATGAAGATGGGCGAAAAGAAAACTCAATACGAAGGTGCATATGTCAAGGATCCAATATGCGGAATGCATGAATGGGTTGTTTCGTTTGACTTGAACAGCCTGTATCCTCACTTGATCATGCAGTATAACATCTCAATGGAGACACTTGTTCAGCCAAGCAATTATTCTATTGAAATGCGCAATACAGTTCGCGAAAACAAAGTGAACGTTGATAGCATGCTCAATCGTCAGGTTCGATTGGATTACCTCAAGAATGTTGGTGTTACACTGACACCAAACTGCCAGTTCTTCAACGTGAAGAAACAAGGTGTGCTTCCTGAGATTATGGATAGCATGTACAAAGACCGTACACGATATAAGAAGTTGGCACTAGAAGCCAAAAAGAAAATCGAAACTGTTCTTGAAGATAAAAATCAAGTTGAGTATCTTGAGAAGCAAGTTGCTCGATATAATAATCTCCAGTTAGCAAAGAAGGTTACTCTGAACTCTGCTTACGGTGCACTAGGTAATCAATACTTCCGCTTCTTTGATATTCGCATCGCTGAAGGAATCACGACAGCAGGTCAGTTGTCTATTCGTTGGATTGAGAAACGAATCAACGAATATATGAATGAACTTCTCAAGACAGAGGATGTTGATTATGTAATTGCCTCTGACACAGATTCGATTTATCTGAACATGGGTCCGCTTGTACAGAAACTTTATCCAGATGTAAGTGACACTAAAAAAGTGATCAAGTTCATGGATAAGGTTTGTGAACAGAAGTTCCAGCCATTCATTGATAAATCGTATCAAGAACTCGCTGACCATGTTAATGCATTCCAGCAGCGTATGGAAATGAAGCGCGAGTCATTGGCTGACAAGGCAATCTGGACTGCGAAGAAGCGATATATTCTTAATGTGCATGATAGTGAAGGTGTTGTATATGCCAAACCTAAACTGAAGATCATGGGTCTCGAGGCTGTCAAGTCTTCAACTCCAGGTGCGTGTCGCGTTAAGATTAAAGAAGCCATCAGTATCATCATGAACAAAACTCAAGATGATCTTCACAAGTTCATTGAAGAATTCAGAACAGAATTCAAAACGCTTCCGATTGATGCGATTGCGTTTCCAAGAAGCGTGAATGGGCTGACTGAGTATGCTGATCCTGCTAGTATCTTCAAAAAGGGCACGCCGATTCACGTGAAAGGTGCATTGGTGTTCAATCATTATTTGCGAGAGATGAAATTGACCAAACGCTATCAATTGATTCAAGAGGGCGAAAAGATTAAGTTCATCTATCTGAAACAACCAAATACGTTCAACAATAACACTCTTGCATTCCTCTCTGAGTTACCAAAGCAATTTGATGCTCAACAATTTATTGATTATGATGTACAATTTGCAAAGTCATTCTTAGAACCTCTTGATATTATTCTTTCTTCGATTAATTGGCACTCTGAGAAAGTCGAATCTCTGGATTGCTTTTTTGCTTAAACCGCGATATAATATACAAATCTTCATATGGAGAAATACAAATGAGTCTACTTGATAAGTTAAAGAAAAATTCTACAATTGCTGATACTGCGATCCTCGCAAAGTCCAAGTTCTTTGCAGCAAAGGATATGGTTCAGACCAGCATTCCTGTTGTCAATGTTGCATTCTCTGGCGATCTTGATGGTGGCTTTACTCCTGGACTCACGATGTGGGCTGGTCCGTCGAAGCACTTCAAGACTGCATTCAGTCTTTTGATGGCAAAAGCATATCAAGATAAGTATCCTGAATCAGTTGTCCTGTTCTATGATTCTGAGTTTGGTACGCCACAAAACTATTTCACTTCTTTCGGCATTGATACGGATCGTGTTGTTCACACGCCTGTGACTGATGTTGAGCAGTTGAAGTTTGATATCATGAATCAGTTGCAAAACATCGAACGTGGTGATCGCGTGATGGTTGTAGTTGATTCAATTGGCAACCTTGCTTCGAAGAAAGAAGTTGAAGATGCACTTGAGCAAAAGTCTGTCGGTGACATGACTCGTGCCAAGCAAATCAAGTCTCTGTTTCGCATGGTAACACCACATCTCACTCTAAAGGATATTCCAATGGTGGTTGTAAACCACACTTATAAGGAAATTGGTTTGTATCCAAAGGACATCGTCGGTGGTGGCACAGGCTCTTACTATTCTGCAGATAATATCTACATCCTCGGTCGTCAGCAAGAAAAAGATGGCACTGAATTGATTGGATACAACTTCATCATCAACGTGGAGAAATCTCGTTATGTTCGTGAAAAAGCTCGTATCCCTGTCACTGTTCGTTTCGATGGTGGCATTAGCAAGTACAGCGGTCTTTTGGATATGGCACTTGAGTCGGGTCATGTAACCAAGCCAAACGTTGGTTGGTATGCAAAGGTGAACACTGCTACTGGCGAAGTTGAAGCCAAGAAGTGGCGCATTGCTGACACTGAGTGTCCTGAATTCTGGGATAGCATTCTTGGCGACGCCACATTCAAAGAATGGATTCGCGAAAACTATCAATTCAGTTCAGCAGTTTCTACTCTGATGGCAGATGCTGGAGAAGAAGATGCTTGATGATTTGATTGCTAGTCTAAGATTTTGGTATTCAAAAAAGGCTATCAAAGTCGACGAGCACTATGAGTTCATGTTTGACATGAGCAATACAAATGCAGTAACTATCAGGATTCTTAAAAAGTTTCCTGGTGTTATTGCAGAGTATTCCAATCTACAAATGGTTACAGATAACCAGATGTCGTATGACTTCAATGTGATTGCAAATCCAAATCTTTGTGATGTTGAATCAAAGCGATTTAAAAACTTTACTGGTGACATCTTTCGTAATATAATTCATAGTTCAATCGAAAACGCTATCAAGGATTCAAATGAAAACGGAAACACTGATTCTCTCAAATCTGATTCGGAACGAGCCATTCATGAGGAAGTCTCTACCGTTTCTGAAGAACGAGTACCTGAGCGAAAGCCACGAAAGAAAACTGTTCGAAGAAATAAAAAAGTTCATTCTGAAGTACAACAGTCTGCCGCCGACAGCAGCACTGGAAATCAGTCTTAAAGAATCTACCAAACTCACAGAGGGTGAGTTAAATAAGTCATTAGAACTCCTGAAGGAAGTTTCCAATGACAAATCAGAACAGAAACTCGAATGGCTTCTTGATACAACTGAAAAGTTCTGTCAAGAAAAGGCTGTGTACAATGCTATCATGGATTCCATTCAGATTCTTGACGGTAAAGACCCGAACCGTGGTAAAGGAAGCATTCCTACTCTCTTGTCTGATGCTTTGGGGGTTAGTTTCGATCCTCATATTGGTCACGACTTTTTGGATGGTTACGCTGATCGCTACGATTTCTATCATCGTATCGAAAAACGAATCCCCTTCGATCTTGAGTATTTCAACAAGATCACTAAAGGTGGACTTCCGCAAAAGACCCTTAACATTGCTCTTGCAGGTACTGGCGTCGGCAAGTCTCTGTTTATGTGCCATGTGGCTGCTGGTTGCTTGGCTCAAAACTATAACGTTCTCTACATTACTCTAGAAATGGCTGAGGAAAAGATCGCTGAGCGTATCGATGCGAATATGATGAATGTTTCTATGGATGATCTCATGAACATGCCAAAAGACATGTATGAGAAGC